GGCCAGGACTACGCCGGGGCGGCCCGGGAGTTCGGCAAGTGGGTCAAGGGCCGGGTGAAGGGGCGCAAGGTCACCCTGCCCGGGCTGGTCAAGCGCCGGACGGAGGAACGGGCACTGTTTGAGCGGTGGGTGAAATCATGACGCGGGATGAGATCGTCGCCCTCCAGCAAGCCCTGGGCGTCACGCCCGACGGCATCTATGGCCCGATCACCCAGGCGGCCCACCGGGCGTACCTAGACCGGATCAATGATACCCCGTCAGTACCCAACATCACCCCGCCCCCGGCGAAACCCTGGTGGGCCAGCCGGGCGATCCTGGGGCTACTCGCCACCGTCCTGGCGAGCCTGGCCGGGCGCTTTGGCTTTGAGGTGGACGATGACGCGATCACGCCGCTCCTGCTTCACGCCGTCGAACTCGGCGGCCTGGCCGTCGCCGCCTGGGGCACGGTGCGCCGTAGTGCGCCGATTGATCCGACTTTGGTGGCCCGCGTGCGCGGTGCTGATGTGCGGTTGCCAGTGCGCCCCAACCGGACGCCTGACGACGATCCCCGTGGCGTTTTCCGGGATTCCTGATTTTATGGCCGGCATCGAATGCCAGGAGATTGTGAAGTGACTGACGACGAAATCGAGCAAGAAATCCAAGCCAAGGATTTGACCGCGCCACGTATAACGTTGGCGACTATTGAGGCTGAGATTGTTGATAAGTGCTTTTGGCAGCCACAGAACACTACCGTTACCGTGTGCCTTATCAAGCTCAAAAACGGCTATACCGTTGTCGGGCATTCAGCTTGCGTGTCTACAACCAACTTCAACACTGAGCTTGGCGAGAAGATCGCCTATCAGCATGCGATTGACCAGTGCTGGAGCCTGTTCGGCTTTCAACTAGCTACCCAACTTATGACGGAGGCTCAATCATGAACTGGCTGACTTCTGTTACCACGGTATTGCAGTTGCTGCCGTCCATCATCACCGCCATCCGCGCTATTGAGGAAGCGATTCCGGGCAAGGGCCTGGGCGAGATGAAGTTGGCGGCGATCCGTGAAATCCTTGAATCGGCCTCCGGGCAAGTCAGCATGATCTGGCCTTTGATCGAGAAGGCCATCGGCGTCCTGGTCGGGCTGTTCAACAAGACCGGCGTATTCACTAAGAGCTAATAGTCCGTGGCGCTGCGCCCATACTATTGGCTCTACGGCTGGGCGCTCGTCCCCTCCTTGGCGCTGGCGGTGGAGTCGGCGTTGCACCTGGAGTCGGCGGACAGCTTCGTGTCCCTCCTGGCGCAGTGGGGTCTGGGCGCCCTGGTCGGCGTCGTCGCGGTGAGGATGATGCTTGTGCTCTACAAAGACAAAGAAGAGTCGACCCGCGACTACCACGCGCAACTCCTGGAGCTGACCCGGGAGCAAATCACGGCGATCCGCGACACCAAGGCCGCGCTGGAGAAAGTCGAAGGCGCCCTGGAAAACCACAGCCTGGAGTTCCTCCGCTTCATGGACGAAATGCAACGGTTAGTACGATGAACCACATGCGCGCCTACGCCTTTGCCCTGCTGGTCTTGATCAACATCGGGCTGTTCGCCACGGTAACGCACCTGATGTTCTTCGCCGCCAAGGGGGCGCGGTACACCGCGGAGGACGGGGCGCGGGAGCGCCATGAGCGCACGCAAGCGGACCTGGCCCTGGGGGCGCGGCTTGATCTGTTGCACAACCTGCTGGCGGAGCGCGAGGCACCCTGATGCCACGGTTGACGGCGGATGTCTGGGAGACGGTACGGGCCGAGCGCGAGGCGGGGGCGAGCTTCCCCGAGCTGGCATCCAAGTGGGGTGTCTCCCACCAGGCCATCCAGAAGCGATCCGCATCTGAAGGCTGGGGCGATGGTCAGGATGTTGGCGCAGCCGTCCGGCGCAAAGTTGCAGAGAAGGTTGCAGGGGTTGTTGCAGGATGCAACGTAAAAAAGAAAGCCGAGGCCATAGATGCCGCCGCCAATCGCGCCGCGGCCATTGTCACCCTGCACCAGCAGGAATGGGCGGACCACCGCGAGCAGTTCGGCTCCGTCCCCGCCGATTTCGAGGACGGCAAGCTGGCCAAGATCAGCGCCGAGATGCTCAGGATTCGCCAGGACGGGGAGCGTCGCGCCCATGGCCTGGACAGCGAAAGCTCAAAGACCGATGTCACCATCAAATGGGAAGGCCTGGAGTAATGCTCACCATCCAGCGCCTCAAGCTCCACGATGGCCAGCGGGCCATCCTCGCCAGTAAGGCCCGCTATCGGGTCGCCAGTTGTGGCCGGCGCTTTGGCAAAACCATGCTGGCCGGCTACTGGCTGACCCTGCGCGACGAAAGCAGCGCCATCGGGGGCAAGCGCACCGCCTGGTTTTCCCCCAGCTACAAGATCCTGGCGGATGCCTGGAACGACATCGAGCGCAGCTTGCGCCCGGTCATCCGCCGCTCCAACAAGACCGAACAGCGCATCGAGTTGACCACCGGCGGGGTGGTGGACTTCTGGACCCTGGAAGACGCGGACGCCGGCCGGGGTCGACGCTATCACCGCATCGTCATCGATGAGGCCGCCCATGCGCGCTACCTCAAGGACGCCTGGGAGAAGGCCATCAGCCCGACCCTGACCGACTACCGCGGCGAGGCCTGGTTCATCAGCACCCCCAAGGGGGTCAACTATTTCCACGAGCTCTATCAGCGTGGGGCTGATCCGGACTTCCCCGACTGGGAGGCCTTTCACCTGCCCTCCGAGGCCAATCCCTTCCTGCCGCCGGAAGAGATCGAGCAGAAACGCCAGGAGCTCCCCGCCCTGGTCTTCGCCCAGGAGTACCTCGCCGAGTTCGTCACCTTCGGCGCCGGGCTGGTCAAGCCCGAGTACCTCCAGGACGGCCCCTGTGCCGCCGACCTGCCGGTGGTCCTGGGGGTGGACCTGGCCATCAGCGAGCGCGAGGGCGCGGACTGGACCGCCATCGTCGCCCTGAGCCGCGACCCGGCCTCGGGGCGCATCTACCTCCGCGAGGTGGAGCGCCACCGCGCCGGCTTCCGCGAGGTCCTGGCGCGCATCGAGGCCGCGGCCCAACGCTGGCAGCCGGCCCTGATCGCGATTGAACAGACCCAGTACCAGGCGGCGGTGGTGCAGGAGCTGGCCCGGTCCACCAAGTGGGCGGTGCGCGGCGTCAAGCCCGACCGCGACAAGGTGACACGCTTCGCGCCCCTGCTGACCCGCTACGAGCAGCGCCTGGTATGGCACGACCCGGCCCGCGTGCCGGCCTGGTTCCGCGAGGAGCTGCTGGCCTTCCCCGAGGGCGTGCACGACGACGCGGTGGATGCCGCCGCCTATGCCTTCGCCGCCGCCGCCCAGGCCGGCCCCATCGAGTTCACCCCCCTGCCGGGTACCGCCCCCGGCTGGCGTCGCCGGCCGGAGGATGATCTCAGCCACTACGACCGCGCCCCGGGCGCCTGGTGACGCCATGAACCTGCCCTCCTGGCTCGACAGCCTGCGCACCGCCCTGACCCGCCCCGGCCAGGCCCTGGCCTTGCGCGAGACCCAGACCGCGGTCCGCCCCGGTGAGGGTGGGGAGCGCGCCATGGTCGGGTCCCTGCACCGCGAGTTTGCCGAGCACCCCAGCCGCGGCCTGACCCCCGCCGGGCTCTATGCCATCCTCGAGGCCGCGGAGCAGGGCGACCTGTCCCGCCAGCATGCCCTGTTCCAGGACATGGAGGAGAAGGACGCGCAGATCGCCAGCGACCTCGGCAAGCGCAAGCTGGCCGCCGCCGCCCTGGAGTGGCAGATCGTGCCCCCCGACGGCGCCAACCGCCTCGAGAAGAAGGCTGCCGCCCAGGCCAGTGAGGTGTTCCGGTCGCTGGAGGTGGAGGACATGATCCTGGATCTGGCCGACGGCATCGGCCACGGCTGGGTGCAACTGGAGATCCCCTGGGACCGTGACGGCGCCACGCGCATCGTCCAACAGCCGCGCTGGGTCGATCCCACCTGGTTTCAGACCCGCCCCGAGTTCCGCGACGAGCTGCGCCTGCGCAATGGCACCCTCGACGGCGAGGAGCTATGGCCTTTGGGCTGGCTCAGCCATCGCCACAAGGCAAAAAGTGGGTACCTGGCCCGCCTGGGCCTGCACCGCTGCCTGGTATGGCCCTACCTGTTCCAGAATCACGCCCTGGGCGACCTGGCCGAGCTGCTGGAGATCCTCGGCATCCCCGCGCGCCTGGGCACCTACCCGCGCGGCGCCACGGCGGAGGAAAAGGCCACCCTGCTCACCGCCGTCGCCAGCCTGGGCCATCGCGCCGCCGGCATCATCCCCGAGGGCATGGCCATCGAGTACCTGGAGGCGGCCAAGACCGAGGGCAGCAACTACCAGACCATGCTCGACTGGTGCGAGCGCGCCAAGTCCAAGGCCATCCTCGGTGGCACGCTGACCACCGGCACCGACCGCGGCTCCGGGGCCTACAGCCTGGGCCAGGTCCATGAACGCGGCCTCAACGAGCTGGTGGCGTCCGATGCCCGCCAGTATGCCGCCACCATTCGCCGTGACCTGTTGTGGCCCCTGGCGGCCCTCAACTTCGGCATTGCCAGTCCGCAGCGCGCCCCGCGCTTCTACCTCGACACCAGCGAGACGGCGGACTACGAGGTCCTGGCCAAGACCCTGCCGGTGTTCGTCGACCTGGGCGCGCGCATCCCCGCCTGGTGGCTGCACGAGAAGACCGGCATCCCCGAGGCGGGAGACAGTGAGGCGGTCCTGGCCAAGGCCACGCCCGCGGCCATCGACCCCGTCACCGGCCAGCCGCTGGACGCGACCCAGGGCACGCCAGAAACGCCCCAGGGCGCCGCCGGCCCGGCGGGGGATGATAGGGACCCGGACGCGGACGCGGACGCCGCCACGGGCCTGCCAGCGCGTCCACGGGATGGCGCCGCCCTCGCCCTGCGCGCCGCCCTGCGCGTGACCGCCAAGCAGCGTGAGGCCGACTGGCCTTCCATTCAGACCGCGCGCCTGGGCCAGGCCGCCGCCGCCAGCATCGACCGCTGGGTGGCGGGCATCCGCGCCGAGCTGGACCGCGCCCTGGACGCCGGCCAGGACCTGGAGACCTTCGCCCAACGCCTGCTGACCCTCTACCCCGACCTGCCCGATGGCGACCTGACCGCGCTCATGGCCGAGGCCCTGGCGGCCGCCGAACTGGCCGGACGGTATGAACTGGACACCAACATCGGCTTGCCGCGCGCCGCGGCGAACCCGGAGACCGCGCCATGAGTCCCGCCACCCTGCGCGTCAAGCGCGGCGATACCCTCAGCCGGGTGTTTGCCTGGCAGGATGCGGATGGCGTTGCCATCGACTTGTCCGGTTGTTCGGCCAGGCTGCAAGTGCGTAACCGGGAGGATACGGTGTCCATCAGCGTCACCAGCGCCACGTCCGCCCTCGAAATCGAGCCAGTCATCGGCGAGACGGACACCACCGGGCAGGTCTATCTCACCATCGATGCCAGCACCATGGCCCTGCTGGATCCCGGCACCTATGCCGCCGACCTCGAGTTGACCTTCCCGGATGGCACGGTGCGCAGCACGGATACGATCCACCTGATCGTGCAGCGAGATATCACGGTATGAGTGATCCGGTCCTGGTTACCGTGGTTGAATCGGCGCCGCTTACGGTGTCGATGGATCAGCCCGCACAGGTCACGGTCACCATGGCGGCCCGTGGGCCAACTGGCCCGCAAGGCCCACCCGGAACCATCGGTATCGAGCTGGTGGCGAACATCCCGCTCGGTGGGCATCGGCTGATTGCCACCGACGGGGCAGACGGGGTGAGGTATGCCGACTGCACCCAGCCCGAAGATGCCCATGCGTTGATCGGCATGACCCTGAACGCGGCCATTGCTGGCGATACCGTCTCCGTGCAGCGCTATGGCGTCATCGAAGAGCCGTCGTGGAATTGGACGCCTGGACTGCCGGTGTACCTGGGCCATGCCGGCGTGCCGACGCAGAGCCTGCCCGGAGATGCCGTCATCAGCCAGGTGGTGGGCATCCCCACCACGCCTACCAGCCTGTTCGTCGCGCCGCGCGAGCCGGTCGCTATCGTCTAACCATCATCCTACTGCGAGATTCCTATGGGCACCGCCTCTACCAAGAAATTCATCAAGAACGTCTCCGGCACCCTCACCGAGGAGGCGGCCCTCACCACCTCCGCCGGCGCGGGCGATGCCGACAAACTGCCGGCCCTCAACGCGTCCGGCATCCTGGACGACAGCATCCTCAACGCCTCGGCATCCAGCGCTGCCAACAAGATCGTCAAGATGACGGCGGGGGGTATCGTCGCTCCTGCGGTGCTCAACGCCACCGCCAGCTCCGCCGGGGCGGGGGATGCCGCCAAGATTGTGCAACTGGATGGTACCGGGCGCATTGACAGTACTATGTTGCCGGTGGGGGTCGGGGCGGATGTCGCCACCATCGCCGCGGGGGAGAATCTGGCCGCGGGCGACTTCGTCAACGTCTACAACGACAGCGGCGCCAAGGCACGCAAAGCCGACGCCACCACCAGCGGCAAGGAGGCGCATGGCTTCGTCCTGGCCGCCGTCACCTCCGGCAACAACGCCACCGTCTATTTCGAGGGCACCAATACCGGGGTCACCGGCCTGACGCCCGGCGTGGTCTTCCTGGCCACCACCGCCGGCGTCGCCACGGGCACCGCGCCCTCATCCTCTGGTAACGTGGTGCAACGCCTGGGGGTGGCGGTCAGCGCTACCGCCGTCAACTTCGAGCCCCATCCCCCGGTGGTGCTGGCCTAAGCCATGGCCGAGCGGCGCCCCCTCGTCCTGGCGTCCGCCGTCGTCCGCGAGATGCCGTCCGGGGATGTCCTCCCCGTGGCGGCGGGCGGCACGGGGGCAAGTACGGCGGCGGGCGCCTGTTCGGCCCTGGGGGTCGGCACGGAAGACAGCCCGCAGTTCACCGCCATCGAGCTGGGCCATGCCTCTGACACGACCCTCGCCCGTTCGGCGGCTGGCCAAGTGACGATTGATGGCGTACAGGTCGCGACGGCATCCAACAGCCTGACGTTGACCAACAAAACCCTGACCGATCCGGCCATCATCGGCACGATCCAGGAGGACGTGTACACCATCACCGATGGCGCCGCCTTCGAGATCGACCCCGGCAATGGATCGATCCAGCTCATCACCCTGGGCGGCAACCGCACCCCCAAGGCCACTAATTTCGCGGCGGGCGAAAGCGTCACGCTGATGGTCGATGATGGCTCGGCATCATCCCTGACCTGGACCGATGCCACCTTCGGCACGTCGGGCGTGACCTGGGTCGGCGGCACAGTCCCGACGTTGGATACCACCAAGTACACCGTCATCGAGTTATGGAAGGTGGGCAGCCAGGTATACGGCGCCTTGGTGGGGGCCGCCTGATGTTGGCGCTGCGTTTACGGCGGGCGGTACCCAAAGGGTCTGCGCCGGGTCAGCAAGCCTGGACCACGGCGGGCACAACCAGTTGGACCGTCCCGGCGGGTGTTACCTCCGTGTGCATCCTCTGCGTGGGTGGCGGCGGTGGCGGTGCAGGCAGTTACAACGTTATCAACAAAAATGGCGGTGGTGGTGGCGGCGGCGGTGCCCTGGCCTACAGCAACAATGTGGCCGTTACGCCGGGCGAGTCCTTGTCCATCGTGGTGGGGGCGGGCGGTTCGGGAGGTAGCTATCAAAGTAATGGCAGCAGCGGCGGTGAAACGTCCGTCAAACGCGGCTCGACCTATTTGGTGGCGGCGGCGCCAGGCGCTGGCGGTACCTATGACGGCGCTGGCGGCGCGGGCGGCTCTACAACCACTAGCACCGGTAATACCAAATACGCGGGTGGCAAAGGCGGTGATGAGGCGAGCGGCGGCGGCGCGGGTGGCGGCGGCGCGGCGGGGTATGCCGGTGCTGGCGGCGCTGGCGGCAATTCTGGGTCCAGCACAGGTTCAGCCGGTGCGGGCGGTGGCGGGGGCGGCGGTTCTGGCGGCAGCACCAGCTCAGACTACGCGGGCGGCAGCGGCGGCGGTGTTGGTCTACTAGGTCAAGGCTCTAACGGTTCCGGCGGCTCGTCACTAGGCGCTGGCGGTGGCGGCGGCTCTGACGGTACCAACGGTTTCAGCGGCGCTGACTGTACCGGTCGCGCCGGAGGAGCCTACGGCGGAGGAGGCTCCGGGGCAGGAGCAGCCTCCAACTGTAGTGGCGGCAGTGGCCTGCGAGGGGCGGTACGCATCATTTGGGGTGCGGGTCGCGCCTTCCCTTCAACTAACACAGGTGACGTGTAATGTGGTTTAACACCAATACTCAGGCGGTTTACCGCAGCCACGCAGAAATACGCGCTGCGTTTGTGAACACTTCGTTTCCCAGCGAGTTGCACGACGCCGTACTGCTGGACTTCGGTGTTTGCGCGCTGCTGCCAAGCCCGATACCGGAGCACGATCCAACATTTCAGATAGTCGAGGAGGGTCAGCCGCTTCGGATAGACGGCCTATGGACGCAGCAATGGGCGGTGCGCGACAAGACGGCGGAAGAACTGGCCCGGGTGCGCGAGCAGTTGCACGAGCAGCGCCGCAATGCCAGGACCGCCGCCGAGATGGCCGGCTTCATCTTCCAAGACAAGCGCATTGACTCAGACCGAGATTCGATTTTACGTATCACTCAAGCGGCCTTAATGGCTAGTCAGGCCATTGCGGCAGATCAGCCGTTCGGTGTCGAGTGGGTATGCGCGGATGACAGCGTGCTCGGACTGGATGCCGCCGGCATGCTGGGTATGCAACAGGCGCTGACCCTGCACGGGCTGGCCTGCCATAACCGGGCGCAGGCGCTGCGGGACCTAATCGACGCAGCCAGTGACGGGCCAAGCCTGTCGCTGGCAGCGGCGGAGCTTACTGAGGGGTGGCCAGGGTGATGCAGTACCTATTGATCGGCGCGGGAATGATCTACCTCGCCTTCGTGACCGGCGCGGTGCTGGCCGTGTCGCTCGGGGGGATGCTATGACCCGCGCCGAGATCCGTGCATTGCAGCAGGCCCATCACTGGCCGGCATAAGCGGCAGCAACCCCAGACCTTACCCCTCCGCCCATGCCATCCCCCACCTACGGCTCCCTGCCCTTCGCCGAACAGATCGCCTTCTTCCGCCAGAAGGTCAACCTCGGCACCCAGCGCTGGGACGACATCCTTGGCGCCGCCCATGACCGCGCCTTCGTGGTAGCCGGGGCGGCCAAAGCCGACTTGCTGGCGGATCTTCGCACCGCCGTGACCAAGGCCATCGAGGACGGCACCACCCTGGCCACCTTTCGCCAGGACTTCGAGGACCTGGTGGCGCGCAACGGCTGGACCGGCTGGACGGGGGAAGGCACCGCGGGCGGCCGCGCCTGGCGGACGCGGGTCATCTACGAGACCAACCTGCGTGCCTCCTACGCCGCCGGACGGTGGGCACAGATTCAGCAGGTCAAGGCCGAGCGGCCCTACCTCCTCTACCGGCACAATGACAACGTGCTCCATCCCCGTCCGCTCCATCAGTCCTGGGATGGCAAGGTGATCCCCGCCGATGATCCCTGGTGGCGGACCCACTTTCCGCCCAACGGCTGGGGCTGTCAGTGTCGCGTCCATGCGGTGGATGATGCCTATCTGCGCAAGCTGGGCAAGGCCGGGCCGGACCCGGCGCCGGATAACGGCACCTACGATTATTCCAACAAGGTCAGCGGCGTTACCTTGCGGGACATCCCCAAGGGGATTGATCCAGGCTGGGACTATGCCCCGGGGGCAAGCCTGGACCCGCAAGCGTTCATCCGGGACAAGGCGGCCAAGTTGCCTGGGACGCTGGCGCAACTCTATCTGTCCGCCATGATCCATGGCTTGCAGGCCCTGATGCGCGAGGAGGATCCTTAGCCCATGGCCGGCACCCACATCACCATCACCCTTGACGACGAAAACCTCCGCCGTCAATTGGGCGACCTCATCGGCGCCCTGACCAACCCGGGACCAGCCCTGCGGTCAATCGGCGAGGAGTTGCAGCGCACCACCCAGGACCGCTTTGATCCCGGCCAGAAGAAAGCCCCCGACAATACTCCCTGGGCACGCAATAGCGATGTCACCATTGCCAGGAAGGGGCGGAACAATCCGCTCTACGAGCGCGGCATCCTGCAAGGCGGCATCCGCTACCAACTGTCAGGCGCGCGCGGGGTGGAAGTGGGCACCAACCTGGTTTACGGTGCCGCCCATCAGTTCGGCATGGTCAAAGGCTATGCCGGTCGCACCCGCCGCGGCGCCCCCATCCCCTGGGGCAACATCCCTGCTCGCCCCTACCTCGGTCTCAGCTCGGCGGATGAATCTGAAATCATCCGCATCCTGCGGGAGTATCTGGCGCGGCAGGCGGAGTGATCGGGTAAGCCGACAGCGCCCGCCTTATTCCTTCGCTGGCGTTACCATCACCGATGGCCAGGGCAAGATCCCGCTCCTCTGGGGATAGCTTGACATTGACCATCAGCCGTCTCGCATCCGGCTTTAGGCTGCCTGGCTTGCGCCCGGCGCCCTCCCGGGCGCCGCCGTGAGTGGTGGTCATGGCAGGTACCACCTGCCGCCATCGAACCGGCCAGCCTCGGTGTCCTCGTAAGGCCCAGTACGAAGGAGGCCACGCCTGGCATCGTCGCTGATGTCCGCTCGCCGTGCCTCCGCCTGGGTGCGGTAGTAATGTCGCTGTTTTGTAGTTATCAGGGGAGCCGTTCCCCAGAACACGTTGACTCCCCAGGTACCGTCCTGCTCTTTGTGCAGGTTGCGGTACAGGCGTTTTCCGTTTGAGTCGATGCGTGTCATGATTCGTCTCCCAGGATGCCTTTAAGCTGATGGACGATATTGCTCAGGTCCCCGACGTGACCCCAGTTCAGGCTGTCGGCATCAGGCGCGGGGAGGTCGTTAAGTTTCTCCTCGATTTGGGCCAGCAGGGTCCTTGCCTCGGCGTGCATGGCGGCGTAGGTGGTGTCTTGCAGGTTCATGACAGTTCTCCAGCTAAGCTCTTGCCAGTTTGTCGAGTTTATTCATGGCCACTTCCAGCATCTCGGGCATGGTGCTATGGCCGTTCTCCAGCGCCATCAGGATGTCTGTATCGTCTTTGTATCCCATCATGCGCAGCGTCAGCCACACCACTGCCCGGGCGCGCTCGGCGCGGGCCATCCAGTAATCCATTTGGTGGGTCTCATACACCGCGCCATCCAGGTCGTTGGCGTTATAGGGCGTGACGAGTACCCAGCCGGTGCCGGATCGATGCAGCCGGCAGTGTAGCCTTGCGGTCTTTATGGCTTCGGTCTTGTTCATTTCTCTCTCCGGTTAGGCCGTCTGTGTACGTTGTAATTTCTCGCGGTGATTCGCCCCCGCTGCCCCGCCCTCTCTTTGGCTCCTGGCTGCGTTCCCTCCCTCCGTTGGCGGCTCCTGCCGCCTTCCGTGTTTCCGTCTCCCTTGATTATTAGTATAGCAACATTTGTCAGGATGTAAAGCCTTTTTTCAAGAATCTTGCAAAAAAGTTTCCCCTCGCCGTCCCGCATCAACTCTTAACCCCGGTTAATTTCCGTCCCTGCGCGCGCGCGCCATGCTGACGGCATGAAGCCTCGCGTCTCCCTCGCCGCCCTTGCCGTGCCGTTGGCCAGCCTGGCCGTGCCTTATGGCGACACCGCCCAGACTCAGCCCGTGGTCCTCATCCCCGACGGCCAGTTCAGCGCCAGCGATGGCCGCCCCCCGGGCCTGCCCGGCTGGCGGTTGGATGCCGACATTGCCGCCCGGCTGATCCGGCGTGTCCAGGGCCGCAAAACCAAGCTGGTGGTCAACTACGAGCATGCCGAGCCAGCGGGCGCCCCTCTGCCCGCCGCTGGCTGGATCGACCCCGCCAGCCTGGCCTATGTCCCCGGTACCGGCCTTACCGCCCAGGTCGACTGGCTGCCCAAGGCCCGCGACATGCTCGCCCAGGGCGAGTACGCCTACCTGTCCCCGGTGATCCGCTACGACGCCACCAGCGGCGCCGTGCTCGACCTGTTGCTGGCCGGGCTGACCAACACCCCCGCCCTCGATGTCCTGCCCGCCCTCAGCGCCCGGCTGCGCCTGGCGGTGGACGACCTGGATGACGGCGCCGATCCCGCCGGTAACGACCGCTTAACCCCCCTTTCACCCGTCCTTAACCCCCCCGAGGACCCCCTCATGTCGCTCGATCTCGTCAAGCTGCGCCAAGCCCTCGGCCTCGCCGCCGAGGCCCCCGCGGACGCCATCCTCACCCAGGCCGCCGCCCTCTCCGCCGCCGCCGGCCAGGTCCCCGACCTGGAGGCCAAGCTCAGCGCCCTGAGCGCCGACAAGGCGGCCCTGGACACCCAGGTCGCCGCCCTCTCCGCCCAGCCCGGCGCCACCCCCGATCCCAGCCAGTACGTCCCCAAGGCGGTCTATGACGAGGCCGTCGCCACGCTGCGCACCTTGGCGGTGACCACCGACGCCGCCGAACTGGAGCGCCTGCTGCAACAGGGCCTGACCTCGGGCCAGATCGTCGGCCAGGCCCAGGCCGAGTGGCTCAAGGGCCAGGGGCTAGCCGCCCTGCGCGCCTACCTGGACGGGGCCCCGGCCGTCGCCGCCCTGACCCGCACCCAGACCCAGGGCCAGGATCGTGGCCAGCCGACCGACCCCGCCTTGAGCGCCGAAGAGGCCGCCGTCCTGTCCCAGATGGGACTGGACCGCGCCGCCTATCTCCAGACCCGCGCCACCCTCTTCCCCGCCGCCTAAGGGAGCCCCGCCATGACCGCCTTGTCCGCCGATCGCCCCCTCGTCCGCCGCCCGGGCGAGATCTTCTCCTTCCCCGTCGCCGCCGGCGTCACCTGCTTCCAGGGCGGCATCGCCGTGCTGGATAGCTCGGGCAACGTCAAGCCCGCCGTGGTCGCCACCGGCCTGATCCCCGCCGGCATCTTCACCGCCCAGGTCGACAACGCCGCCGGCCAGGCGGGAGACCTGGACGCCGAGGTCCTGCCCGGCACCTTCCGCTTCGCCAACTCCGCCGGCGGCGATGCTATCACCGCCGCCGAGGTGGGGGACACCTGCTACCTGGTCGACGACCAGACCGTGGCCAAGACCAACGGCGGCAGCACCCGCTCCGCCGCCGGCCAGATCGTCGACGTCGACACCAGCGGCGTCTGGGTGCGGGTCGGCATGGATCGGCTGATCACCACCGGCCTGCTCGCCGCCAGCAACCTCTCCGACCTGGCCAATGCCGCCACCGCCCGCACCAACCTCGGGGGCGGGGCCAACAAGATCGTGCTCAACGTCGGCACCATCAGCACCAAGGGCGCCGACGCCGCCGTGATTCGCGTCGTCTCTCCGGTCGCCGGCACCATCGACAAGGTGTGGTCGGTCCTCAACGCCGCCCTGGCCACCGGCGACGCCACCCTCACCGGCAAGATCGGCGCCGACGCCATCACCAACGGCGTCATCACCATCACCCAGGCCGGCTCCGCCGCCGGCGACGTCGACAGCGCCACCCCCAGCGCCGCCAAGACCGTCGCCGCGGGCGATGTCATCAGCTTCACCGGCGGCGGCACCAGTGACGCCACCAGCACCGCCACCGTCTCCCTCCTGATCACCCCGACCGCCTAACCCGGCCCCGACCTAGAGGATCCCTCCATGCTCGTCAATGGCTCCGCCATCCGGGCCGTGTTTACCGGCCTTAGCACCCAGTTCCACAACGCTCTCCAGGCCGTGCCCACGGAGTACCTGGACACCACCATGACCGTCCCCTCCAGCGGGGCCGGGGTCGATTACGCCTGGCTGTCGCGCTTCCCCAAGATGCGCCAGTGGGTGGGCGACAAGCACATCAAGCAGCTCAAGCTGGGCAATTACTACGTCAAGAACCTCGATTGGGAAACCACGATTGGCGTGGACCGCAACGACATCGAAGATGACCAGCTCGGCATCTACAACGCCCAGGCGCAAATGGCCGGTCAGTCCGCCGGCGAACTGTACGGCGACATCATCACCGACCTGAAAAATAACGCCTTCACCGCCCTGGGCATGGATGGCGTCGCCTATTACAGCGACAGCCACACCCTGACCAACGCCGATGGCGTGGCCGCCACCTACGACAACAAACTGACCGCCGCCCTCTCCGCCGCCAGCCTGGCCGCCGTCACCAGCAGCTACGGCGCCGCGCGCATCGCCGTCATGGGCTTCAAGGACGAGGAAGGCCAGCCCCTGGGCCTGATGCCCGACCTGCTGGAGGTGCCGCCGGCCCTGGAGGCGGTGGCGCTGATCATCGCCAACGCCGACAAGCTGGCCGACGACAGCCCCAACCCCTACCGCGGCACCTGCCGGGTCAAGGTCAACCCGCGCCTGACCAGCAGCACCGCCTGGATGCTGCACGTGAGCAACCGCGGGGCGATCAAGCCCTTTGTCCTCCAGACCCGCAAGGCCCCGACCTTCGTCAGCCAGACGTCGATGGAGAACGACGACGTCTTCAACCGTCGTGAGTTCAAGTTCGGCGCCGAGGCCCGCGCCGCCGGGGCCTATGGCTTCTGGCAGCTCTCCGTCGGCTCCACCGGCGCCGGTTAAGGCCAAGGCGGGACACGGACCCATGGCACGCCGCGCCATTAAGCCCGCGCCCCTCCCCGTCACGGGGGAGGCGGCGCCCCCATCGCCGCCCTCCCTCCGCGCGGGGGAGGGGTATTGGGAGCGGGGGACAAGCCCCGCCGCGACCGACGCCCACCAAGACCGCGCGCCGGCCCTCGCCATCACCGTCCTGGGCGAGCGCCCGGTCTTCGCCTGCGGGCGCTGGCTTCAGCCCGGCCCGGCCACCGCCTGCCCCGCCGGCTACTTCTCCGCCCGGCAGCACCGCGAACTCGCCGCCCATCCCGGCCTGCGCGTCCAGCCCGCCCCCGAGGCCGCCCCATGACCTGGGCCACCGTCAGCGACCTGCTGACCAAGTTCAACCCCGCGTCCCGTCCGGAGATCACCGAACTCACCGGCTGGGACAGCGGCGAGCCCGACGCGGCCAAATGCCAGGAGGCCCTCGACCTGGCCGCCGCCGAGATCCGCTCCCACCTCGGCAACCGCGCCCTGCCCGACGAAGACCTGCTGCTCAAGCATATCCAGCTCGACCTCGCCCGGCGCAACCTCTACCCCGACGAGGTCCCGGCCCCGGTGGCCGAGGCCGCCAAGCGCCACCTGGTCACCCTCAAGGCCCTGGCCACGTCCGAACTGGCCCTGGGCGATCCGCCGGTCAGCGACGGCGCCAATGCCGTCGTCCTGACCACCGTCGCCGCCGCCGCGGGGCGGGGCTTCTGAGCGCCCGGTCCACGCCATGACGCCCTGTTTCGACCCCGGCCTGATCGTCACGGCCCTGACCGCCGCCCTGGCCGAGGCCAACCCGACCGTTGCCGTCTACGAGGTCGGCACCGCCCAGGACCTGGCCAAGGCCCGCGCCGCGCGCAGCCCCCTCGCCATCCTGGTGTTCAACGACCGCACCCAGGTCGCCAATGGCCAGTTCACCGACACCCTCGGCCTGCTGCTGGAACTGCGCGACGCCACCCCCGACGACGGCCAGACCCGCCTGGGGCGCCTGCGCGATTTGCGCGCGGACGTGTTCGACACCCTGGACGGCGCCCGCCTGGCCACCGACTGGGAGCCCCTGCGCTACACCGGCGGCCGCCTGTTCGACCTGGGCGACGAGACCAGCGCCCGCCTGGCCTGGCTGGAGTACTACGAAACGGGCCGCGGCAAGACCCTGCGCAACCGCCTGCCCTAAGCCCGGCCCACCGTGAGAGCCCAACCCATGCCCGCCGCCCGCAAGACCCCCCCCCCCCCCCCCCGACAACCGCCGACCATCCCGAGGAGCCCCTCGCTAAGGTCGCCATCCGCCACCCCGGCGCCTGGCCCCTGGCCTTCGGCCCCTACGCCACCGGCGGCGTCATCCACCAGGTCGACCCCGCCACCGCCGCGCGCCTGCTGGCCCGCGGCTTCGAGCGCGTGAGCGACGCGGAGCCCAGCGCGGCCGCGGACGCCACCCACCAACCGGCCGGCGCGGTCGCATCCGCCGCTCAAGCCATCACCCTCTTTCCCGCCGATCCCGCTTCCGAGGACTAACCCATGCCCGTACTTGGTTCCGCCGTCAAAGTCGCCGTTTACGACGAAGTCACCTTCAAGAGCAAGACCAGCGTCACCAAAGGCATGCTGGCCTACTTCACCGAGTGTTCCGTCGCCGCCAGCCGCAACGACGTCCAGCCCAACACCATCAGCGCCGACCGCTCCCGCGCCAAGCCCGGCGCCGGCAATGTCGATGTTTCCGGCAACCTCAACGTCGAGATGGCTCCGGAGCACGTCGGCTTCTACCTGCGCCATGTCCTCGGCGCCCCGGTCACCACCGGCGCCACCGCCCCCTACACCCACACCTTCCGCCCCAAGGCCCTGCCCGTGGGCCTGATCGTCGAGAAGGACTGGACCGGTGCCGGCATCAGCTCGAAAGTCGAGCAGTTCCTCGGCTGCCGCGTCAGCCAGGCGACCATCGACATCCCCCAGGAGGGCGCCGCCACCCTGTCGCTCCAGCTCCAGGGCGCCAACTACACCATCGCCGCCAGCGCCATCGACGCCAGCCTGGGCGACACCGGCCACACCGGCTGGTTTGCCCCCGACTGCGCCGTGCTCCTCGCCGGCTCCGCGGTGACCAACGTCAAGAGCGTCCAGTTCACCATCAACAACAACCTGGACGCCGGGCGCTACACCCTCGGCACCAGCGGCGAGCGCATCGACCTGCCGGAAGGCTTCGCCGACGTCACCGGCCAGGTCACCGCCATCGTCGACACCGACCTGTTCGCCTCCTACATCGACAAGGCCAACGCCAGGACCGATACCACCCTGGAGGTCACCCTGACCTTTGGCGCCGGCACCGGCGCCAGCGCCGGCAATGAAAAGCTCAGCCTCAAGCTCGACCACGCCACCATCGCCCTCGCCACCCCGCCCATCAACAGCCCCAGCGGCACCGAAGTCACCTTCACCTTCACCGGCTTCAAGAGTGGCAGCACCGACAAGGGCCTGCTTGCCGTCCTGTTGTCACCCCTGGCGGATACGTTGATCGCCTAAGCCCCACCCCGGCGCCGGTCAGTCGCCGGGTAGCGGTTCCGGGCTGCTGTAACGCCCGGGCCGCGCCCTTACTGACCGCCTTACTGACCCCTAATTGCGAGACTGACCATGACTCCAGACGAACTGTTCCGCGTCGTCAGCGACGCCCTCCATCTCGATGCCTCAAAACTGTGCCGACTCAGCGTGACCTGGGAGGTGGACCGGCCGCTCGTTGTCGAGGCCCGCATGGAATATCTCGACCTTGAGACCCATGCCGCCAGCCAGGAGGACGACCGTGTTTAAGCTACAAACAGAACGCCAGACCTGGCTGACCATCAAGCTCCCCGATCCCGATGGCGAGACGCGCATCAAGCTACGCGTCAAGTTGCTGTCGCATGCCGACAACGCCGCGACCAAGCACCGGGCCATTGCCGACCAGATCGAGCGCCTTCAGGCCGAGGCCGCGTCCGGCGGCATCGATTCCGCCAACGCCATGCTCGCCAAGTTCGTCGCCATCGCCGACGCCATCAGCCCCGAGGCCATCGATGCCGACCTGGAGCGCCTGGTGTCCCGCGTCACCGATTGGCAGGACGTTGGCGACGAAGCGGGCGAGCCTCTGGGCTATGCCCCCGAGCGCTTGCGCGCGCTTTTGAACGTCGGTACCTGGGTCGTCAAGGCCATTCGCCAGGCCATTCAGGACTTGGACGATGACGGTCGCCGAAAAAACTGATCGCCTGGCTGCGCTGGCGGCTGGATGCCCCCGGCGAGCCCAGCCAGG